TGGTGATGTACCCGCCATAGATAATATATGTTTCACAGTACCTTAGTCTTTATATTATATAGAGTTATTATGCACATATAGATAGAATCTATGAGAATGCGTAGCCAGCGTAGCTAGAAGGCTGTTTTCTGTATCAGAGCAATTCATTGTACTGTATGTGTTTATAAGTCATAGCTACGCTGTTACAGTGGATACAGGAAATAACCCCGTCGTGCGCGCATATGCGTACGCGGTGTGCGCGCGTGCGCAGGCGCGCATGAGGCATACTTTCCTGTATCAGCGTAGCTAGCGTTACAGATTTATATATATATATAATATAAATAATAATTTAATTACTACTGTTACAGTCGAGATACACTGACTACACAAAACGATAGATTGTAAGTAGATAGTAAGTAGATAAAATAGATAGAAACTACTTAACATATATGTATATAGATTCTATTCATAAATACTAGAAAATAGATAGAAACTACTAGACAAAATATAGATAGAAGCTATATACTTACTAATAGATAAGGGGGACAAGATGAGGGCAGCAACCGGAAAGCAGATGGTTTTGGACGCGATCGCGGGTTTCTGCAAAAATCATCCTGGATGTGATTGCATGGCTGGCGGATGCGAAGAGCTGGCTAACGCGCTTGTAACCTATGTCGGAGCCGAGAAGCAATCCGTAACCGCGTATGATGGCGAGATCGTCCATTTTGTCGCGGTCGTAGACGGCCTGGCTTACGATGGTCTTGGGGCGGCTACCTTGGACGATATCGCGGAAGAGTGGGCTTTTGATCGCTCTGCCGATTGCGTCAAGATTGCTAAGGCATAGGGGGACAAGATGGACCAGCAAGAGCGCGCGGCGTTTGAGCAGATGACGAGCCTAGAGCAAGTCCTTGGCGCTGGCTTTCTCCTTATGGCCGATCAAGCCGAGCGGGATAGACTGGCGAAGATCGAAGACGAAGCGGCAAGCCAGAAAGGCGGGAAGGCATGACAGATAAGAGCGCTTTAGAGCTAGCGAGGGTGAAGAGAGACACGGCGATAGCTGACGCCCTGGCTGAGATGGAAAAAGAAAACAAAGAAGCTCGGGCGCAATGCGAGACCCGGATAAGTGAGTCGAGGAAAAGATACATGGAAAAGTATACGGCCGCGCGGGCCGAGTTCGATAGAACATATCGCGGGTAAAGGGGGAAATCATGGACGTAAGGATGTTGACCATCGACGAGACCATGGAGCAATTCCAGCGGGTTACGGCCGAGGCGCTTTCGATAGCGGATCGGCTGGACGGGTTTATGCCTCTTATCCGCCAGGCGCGGGAGAGCGCGGAGCACGCCATCGAGCGGCACAAAACGAGCCGCATGGTGAACGCTGAGGCGTTCCGCATCGGGCTGGAGTCGGGCTTCACGCGCATCGAGGACTGCCTGGAGATACAGGCGCTTATTGAGGCGTGCGAGTACGAAGAGGACAAGCAAGCGGCGCGGGCGTTCTTCGGGTTCGGCGTGGTGAGTCGGGCATGAGCCAGGAGGACTGGAAGATGAACGATTTATTACCGTGTCCGTTTTGTGGTGTTGAACAAGGCGACCACGATGAAGGCGTTCCTTTTATCCAAATCGAGCAAGTCGGGCGAAGGTATCGTGGTACGTGTTCAAATTGTGGGTGTAAATCGGGGGCGCGGTACAGCGAGGAAGAAGCGATTAAAGCGTGGAATATCCGCGCCGCGCATATCGCCCTAGGCCGCGAAGAGGCGCAGGAAGAGATCCAAGGCTTGCGCGAACAGTGCCAGAAAGAGCGCGATCATCTCAAGGCAGAAATAGCCAAGCGCACGGCGCGCGCCGAGGATGCCGAGACGATACGGGACGCGCTTGAGTTCCCATACTCGGGTATAATCCTGGAAGAGAAAAAGCGGAAAGCCCTCGCCGCCCTGTCCCGCCTATCCGCCGGGAAGGTGGAGCCGTGGGTAAGCGTCAAGGATCGATTGCCGGAAGACTCTCGGCACGTGCTTTGTTGCCACGGAAAGTCACCAGCCTTCGTCGGATATCTTTGGGCCGGTGAATGGCACGACCTAGATATGGGCATGCGCGACCCTACCCACTGGATGCCGTTACCGCCACCGCCCATCACCCCATCAGGGAAGGAGTAGAGAGATGCGAAAGGAAATAAAACCGGGACGTCAATATTTTATCATCAACATGGATGAGCCATACGCGGCAGTAATATATGCCGTGCTAAAATCTGGCCAGCAAGCCAAGGGCCAATGGCCTGAAGGAGATATTGGGTTCGACGAGTGGAAGCGGCTGACGTTCAGCCAGCCCTCGCAGTCCAGCGGCCAGGACGAGGCATGCGATAATTGCGGAGCCACCGAAGAAAAATGCGAGTGGTGTAGCGCTCATTCAAATTATATTCCTAGCATCCAGGACGAGGCGCGGGACATCGTAGGAAAGAACATGTCAGACGAAGAGTTTTTAGCAACTGTCATTAGTCGAATGGAGAACGCCATAAAAAATCATCAACCGGAAAAGATGTATACGGATGATATCCGTGCGCTTCTTGATGACCGCGAAACCCAGCACGTCCAGGGCAGGCGGGAAGCGGCGGAGGCATTTAGGCTTGTTGGATGCCCGTTAATTTTTAACGAGCGCACGGTCAAACCGGATTCCTGCCAACATTGTAGCAAAATGCTTGGTCCAAAATATTGTACCGAAGTCGCCGCCATCCTCGGCACCGCGAGCAAGGAGCCGAAGCCATGAAAGTCCTCACCATATCCAGCCTTAAAGGCGGCGTCGGCAAGACGACCCTCGGGATCTTCCTTGCCCGCGCCCTTGCCGGCAGAGGCCACCGTGTCCTCGGCGTGGACCTGGACCACAACAATAATGCGACGGACTACTGGATGCGCTACAACGTGGCGGAAGCAATCGAGAGCTTGTCCGTCTTGCGCGTCTTGACCCGGCAGATCACCCTGGAGGCGGCCATAACGAAGACCGCCATGGGCTTCGATTTCATCCCCGCGACGCCGACTCTGTCCCGTGTAGGCGTAGAGCTTGCCAGAGATCCCGGAGCGGCGCTCCGCCTTCGGGCCGGCCTGCGGAAACTGGACTACGACTTCGTGATCATCGACACGCCGCCGAGCCTGAGCCTTGAGCTGACTATAGGCCTGTACGCGGCGGACCTCGTCCTTGTGCCGCTTTCGGCGAGCCGGTGGACGCTCCAGGGCTTCCAGATCATTGCCGACGAAGTGGCGAGGGTAGAGGAAGCGGGGCTCCCTGCGCCGGGGATGCTTGCCGTGCCGAGCATGGTGAGCGAGAGCGAAGAGAAAGCCCTGCGGGAGACGGAAGGCTGGACCCTGAGCCGAGCGAGCATATACCGGGACGCGGCGGTGCGCGGGGCGGTGGACGCGGGACGCGGCTTGAGGGAAGGGACGCGGGCGACCGGCTGGTTTGAGGCGTTGGCGGGGGAGGTAGTGGGATGCTGAACGAGGCTAAGGGAAACATGTATGACTTCGTAACCCATACATGGAATACCGTGAAGGGCGCGTGCCCTCATGATTGCGCCTACTGCTACATGAAGCGCTTCGGGAAACAGCGCCCGGCGCGATTCGATAAAAAGGAATTGAAAACCGATATCGGTGAAGGGAATTTTATTTTTGTAGGCTCGTCCTGCGATATGTGGGCCGAAGATATCCCCGAAAACTGGATAGATTGGACGCTGGATTGCGTGAATCAATTCGACAATCAATATCTTTTCCAGACTAAAAACCCTTCGCGTTTTTGGGATTCGCGCGAACTTCCGGCTACGTGGCCTACTCGATGCGTCCTTTGTACGACGATTGAAACCAATCGGGAATATCCGGCCATCATGGGAAAAACCCCGACGCCTCGCGAACGATCCACGGCAATGAAAAGGCTGAAAATGTACCGGCGCTATGTCACCGTCGAGCCGATCATGGCTTTCGATCTTGCACCGATGGTTGAGATTATCAAGCGTTGCGAGCCCGTCCAGGTAAATATTGGCGCCGACTCGGGAGGCAATAACTTGCCAGAGCCGAACGCCGACGACATTGTGCAACTTATGGTCGAGGTGGGAAGCTTTGCAAAAGTCGTGCTAAAGCCGAACGTAAAGCGGCTCTTAGTGGGTACGCCATGACCTACGTCCGCACGCCCGAAGAGCTGGCCGAGGATATCACGCTGGAGCTGGACGCCGATCCGAAGGATAAAGCGCGTTGCTTTGTTCATCAGTTCCCACAAAAAGGCCCTTTCAAATATACATACAAGCCCCGAGAGCCGAAGCCGGGCGAATTATTCGAGGAGGAAAATACCGATGCCAAGTAATGCCGCAAAAACCATCGCCGCCGCTATCCGGGCGCCGCGCCCTGGCTTGTCTGTAGTCCCGAGCCCGGCTCCCGAGCCCGTGGCCCTCGGCCTTGAGCTGTCCGAGACGCTTTACAAGCCCCTGGAGTTTTTCCGCCTAAACCCCGCGAATGAGCGCTTCCGGGCGCTCAAGTCCGAGCAGTACATGGCGGATATGGAGGCCGACATCGCGGAGAACGGCATCGTCGAGGACGTGCTCGCCATGACCGACGGGCTCCTTTTGGCCGGCGAGACGCGCTTCCTTATCGCCCAGCGCCTAGGTATCCCGAAGCTGGCCGTCAAGCTCGTCCTCTCGCCCTTGAGCCCCGAGGAGCAGGAAAAGCGCCTTATTCTGGATAACGTCCTTCGCTTCGAGATCCCGAGTGTCGCCCGTGTGGAGGCCCTGTACCATATCGGCTTCTATAAGCGCCCGAATTCGGAATGCGCCGAGGCCCTCGGCGCGAGCGTGCGGCAGATCAAGCGAGAGAAGCTCGAAGCGCGCAAGGCCGAGGAGCTGGCCGCCGAGGCAGGGCGGGAAGCGCCTGCGCCCGAGGACTTCGCCAGGGTCCGGGAGACGGAAAACGCAAAGCGGCGGGCCTCGACGCCTGCCCGGAAGGTGGATATACCGGCTCTGGAATCCGCCTTGCACGACCTGGACACGCGCGGAGGGCAGTATGCCGAGTCCGCCGATTTTATCCGTAAGGTGGTAGGATTATGATGGGCGAAATGATAAAGGGCGGAAAAGTTCTCGCACGCGGTCCCGGCTCTCGGGCGATCCCTCTGTCGGCAGGCGTGGCGGAACTCTTCGAGAACGGCATCGAGATCGGCGACGACTACGAATGGCACCGCGAAGGGGACCGGCTCTATATCGAATTCCCCGGCAAGCCCATGATACCGAGCAAGGTGGGGAAGGCGAGGACGGCGCCAGACAAGGACGGGAGGACGTTTTGAAAAAATATATTATTTTCATTTTCCTTTCCCTTCTCGTCTCCTGCGATGCGGGATTTGTTATAGGGACGCGCCCATATCATAGCTCTTTGGACGAGTACCCCATTATCTCAAAATCAAAAGATGGTGAATGTCCTTCGATTTTATTTATGGGCGATAGCCGCGCCGAGCAAGGCGGGACATTTGAGTCATTACCCTTTCGGGTTGATAATATTGGCGTATGCGGTTCAACCACGCGGGGAATACGTTACCAGTTGGACCGCATAGACCAATTCAAGCCAAATTATATTTTTATATTTTGCGGGGTGAACGACGCTCGCTTTTTGACAATAGAAGAATCCAGGCGGAATCTGGCCGCGATCTCGGATTATATAAACGATAAGAATATTAAGCTAATAATTTTAGACCAAACGGTATGTCCAGACTCGTCGGATGAATATAAAGAGTCATTAGAGCCATACGGGGAAATAATAAAAAAGGTTCCGAGGTCAAAATATTTATTCGTGAAATATTCTGCTAACGCATGGGCGAGCGATAAGCTTTGTCATTTATCATCGGCGGGATATGCCGAAGTTTCAATGGCCATTAAATCGTATTTATCGAAACCGTGAAACTTTGAACGTTTGACAGCCTCCGGCCGGTGCCTTACAATGAGGCAAACCGGCCGAAGGGATTGCCCGTTGATCTCTCAGAATTGTATTAGCGCCCGGCCCACTTTTTTCACTTTTTTTTCTTGACAAGCCTGTTACGACCGGTTACTATGTAACCATATCAGGGGGAGCAATGAAGGGAATTACGATCAACCTGCCCGACGATCTGCGCGCGCAGCTGAAAGAACGGGCGCGAAAAAACAAGCGGAGCCTAGGGGCCGAGATACGCTTCCTTTCCGAGCTGGCCCTCGCGTCCTTGCTCGAAGCGGAGATGAAAGGAGCACACATATGATCCGCCAGGTCGTGGACTTCGACGAGGCCGACTTTTACAAGATCGCCACGCTCCAGGGCGGGGTGAGCTTTTCGGAGGCCGTCGTCCAGCTTGCCCTGCTCGGCGTGGCGACGCGGGAGAGAGATCAGGAAGAGCGGCGGAGAATGGAAGCGGGCGAGACGCAGGTGGACTTCGACGCGTTGAGGGCGGCAGGAATAAAAAGCGCAGAGTACGAAGGCGACGACTTCGCCGAGGCTCTTCACATGGGGCTTATATGACCTCTGCCATCGAGAAGCGCCCCTCTGCCGCCTTAGTCCGCGAAGTCCGGCTCCTCAAAAAATCCGGCGAAATCACCCGCGAGCAAATGGAAGCCCTCCTCGGCATCCCTCGCCCGGCGCCGAAGTTCTCACCCGAGGAAATCATGAAGGGCCTCTCTGACGAGGACAAGGCCAGCGTCTCGGCCACGCTCCAGGACTGGCTCGCGACGCATCCCGCGAGGCCAGCATGAGCCTCGAATCCCGCTACACCATGTCAAAGCGCCCGAGCAAGAAAAACGCCGCGCTCGCTGTCGCCGCCTTCTCGGCCATCATCGCCCTTTTCCTGATTTTCTCTCGCCCCTCGTTCCGCATCATATCGCGCCGAGAAATTCTGGACTTCGAGGGGAACATGGCCTACGTGATCGACTGGACCGTAGGCGGCCGGGAAACACTAAACGCAGTCTTCTACACGTCCGAAGAGCGCAAGCGCTTCGAGAAGTATCTCCACCGGGTCGGGTGGGTCGAGGAGTAAAACTATGATGTGGGCTTTGTTCGGTTTTATCTGCGCCATGGTCGGCGCGGTGCTGGGGGTCCTTATGCTCGCGCTTTGCGTCGCGGCTCGGGATAATCCGAGGATGCAAGGGGAGCCGGGCGATGAGATCGAAGAGCCGGAAGTAAAAAAAGTCCTTGCCGACTTTACGGCTTTCGACATTCAAGACGACGGGGTGACGCGCTTCACCTTTGACATCCGGCTTGCCGATTTTCAACGTGCCTTTGGTCGTATCCCCGTCGGGACTAAGGTCGTCTTGAGCTTAATCCCCGAAGCTGGCGAGGCTCAATTCCTGGAAAGCCGCGAGGAGTTCATCTCTCGCGGGATGGACCCGGTCGAGCCGGAAGTTCGCAAGTTTGTCGGGACGCGCAAAGAACCGAAGACGCCAGCTCCGACATCTAGGAAGGCCTAGCATGCCGCCGAATGAAACCAACCCCGGCCCGCTCTTCGTGAAGATGCCCGGCTCGCTCCATGCCTGCGTCCTGAAATCCGAGTTCGTTACCTACTGCGGCCGCGAGCTAGACCATCGAGGGGCGGGCGTCGCGGAAAACAAGGTCGAGGTGTGCGCGATCTGTAGCATCGCGGCGGCGGCCGAGGGCGTGAAGTTGCCGAAGGTCACAGGGTACAGGTAAGGAGGAAGACATGAGGATTATTACGATTCGGATTAGGGGCGGCAAGGCACAAGGGAAGACTTTCTCGGCTGAGAAGATCATGGAGGTATTAAAAAACGACTTTTTTGTTATCCACCTTCGAGGTCCTAACGGCTTAAAGCCAAGCAAAGAAGACCGCCGCGAAAGCATACAGATGGCGCTAGCCGAAGGTCATGAAAATATAGCGCTTATTTACGAAAGCCAGCGGGCGGCAATCTAGAGATGGCCATAGCTCGCCTTGAGTTCGACGGAGTGGAGTATTCCGGCTATCGCGAGATCGCCGAGAAAAACAAGGACGTGAACCGGCATTCGCTGGAAATTAACGCGGGCAAGGCGCACGCGAAGCAGGGCGGAAGCGAGATCAATTTTCGCTACAAGGGCCACGCGGTGCGGATCGTGTATCGGGGGAGAAGCTCGGCTGTCTGGCCGATAGGCGTGGACAATTGCACGGCCCCGCTGAAAAAAGCAATTGAGACGGCGAAAAAAATCAAGGCGCCATTCGAGGGGCGCGCCGAGTTAGCCCCGACGGATAGCGAGCTGGCCGTCCTCCGCTCCCGCGTATGCGAACTAGAAAAAGCTCAGATCCGCACGGCGGCGAGGCTCAAGGCGGTAGAGAACGCGAATTTCGCGCTCAGGAAAATAGTCGCGGAGATACAAGGGGAATAAGGCCGGCGCAGGCTGTGCCTAAGACGCGGAGAGGCTACGACCGCGCAACGCCGCAAGGCGCGATAAGAAGCCAAGGCGAGCCCGACCGGCGGTTCGGGCGTCAAGGGAGCGTGGCAGAATCGGTAAGGCACGTCGGCGCGCGCACTCGTTGGAACGTAAGCCATCGAGTTCGACGACGGACGCGGGTTCGACTCCCGCCGTTTCCAAGAACTGAGGGGCCAGCTCGGGCCGTCAACCTGAGTCCCTCTACCGCCCGGTGCGCTCGCCTTGACAGGGCGTCGACGTTTCCGGGGGATGGCCGCGACTCCCTGGCGCGTAGTCCAGGGGCACGGGAGAGAGGGGCGTCGTGTCAAGCAACGCGGCCGAAGCGGGTTCGATCCCCGCCTCTTCCATCGCCCGACTGCCATGGATGCGGAAGGGCTTGTTTTTTCGAGTAGCGCACGGGAGGCAATATGAGCCAGGACACGATAAAAAAAACGCTGTTAGATATTCGCGCCACGAAAAAAGATTTCGTCGTTATTTTTTCGGGCAAGAAAAAAAACACGGTAAATGGCTTATATCATTCCGCGACCTGCGAAATCGTCTTGCACAATCGCAATTTCGAGAGCGAAAACGATCTTTTATTTACGGCCATCCACGAGTACGCGCACCATATTGACGCGACCGAATACGCGGGACTCAAGGGCGGAGCGCGAGGGCATACCGTCCGCTTTTGGTCGATCTTCCACGACCTCCTGGACGAAGCCGAAAAAAAGAAACTGTATCGCGGGCCGGATGCTGTCGCCGAGGTCGTGGAAATCACGAAGCGAATAGAATCACTCCTCGCGGACTCCGGCCGCATTATGAAGGAAATCGGCGCGGCTCTCATCGATGCCGACGGCATCCTCAAGAAAAACGGCGGGCGAATCGAAGACCTCATCATGCGAAAACTTCACCAGTCTATGCCGTGGGCGAAGGCCGCAATGTCCGCTTTCGCGTATAGCCTCGATAAAAAAATCGGAATGAAGAACATGGGATTCCTCGCGGCGATTCGTAACCCCGAGAAACGCGCGGAAACGGAAACCGGCCTTTTGACGAATAAGACGCTCGCGCAGGTGAAAGTGAATGCTGGCGGCGAGAGCGAGCCGGGGGATATCGTCGAGCGATTGAAAAAAGAGGTCGCGAGGATCGACCGGACGATAGAGTCGCTTTCCCGAAGGCGCGACGAAGTAAAAAAAGAACTTTCTTTGAATTACAAGCTGGACCTTTAGCGCATAACTTCCGGGAGGACTCTTGAGCGTCTTCGATCAAGCAAAACGATGTATCACCTCCGCGCTCATCTCCTCCCTGTTCCCCGGCGGGGAGTGGAGGAGCGACGGCGACTACTGGGTCGCCTCTCCCCTTCGCCAGGATTCCGACTCCCGCGACTCTTTCCACTTTACCGAAAAAGACGGCGTCTGGCTTTATAAAGATTTCGTAAACGGCGAAGGCGGCGACGTGATCGACCTCCTCGCCAAGACTTCCGGCAAAACACCGAAGGAAGCCGCGACCGAGATAATCAAGAAGGCCGGACAGACTCCCGAAGAGGGCTACCCCGAGCCGAAGACGAAAAAGAAAAAGGCCCCCGAATGGATACCCGCTCCCGCCGACGCCGTCCCCGAGTGCCCAGGCGCGAAGACCGCCCCCGACCTCAAGATCGCCTACCGGCTCGCCGACGGCCGCGTCGCCTTCTACGTTTTCCGGTGGGACGCCGGGACGCTCGAAAAAGAAAAGACCATCCGACCCGTGCATCTCACCGCCGAGGGCTGGAAACACGGGATTCCCGACGCGATAAAAAGCGCGCGCCCGCTCCTCGGCCTTCCGAAAATCATAGCCTCCGAAGGCAAGCCGATCCTCATAGTCGAGGGCGAGAAAAAAGCCGTCGCGGCCTTGACGCATCTCGACGGCTGGGTCGTTACCGCGTGGCACGGCGGGGCGTCTAGCACGGCCAAGACCGACTGGAGCCCGCTCACGCAAGCCGCCGCCGAGGGCCGCGTCGTGATCTGGCCGGACGCTGATGAGCCCGGCCTCAAGGCGGCGGCAGGCATCGCGAAGCGCCTCCCCGGCGCGGCGATCCTCGACATCCAGGGACGGGCTCAGGGCTGGGACATCGCCGACGCCGTAGCCGAAGGCATCGACCCCGCCGCCTTCCTTGAGTCCTGCCCGCGCCTCTTAAAAACGCCCGAAACCGAAAACGCCGACGCCGAGACAAGCCAGTTTTTCCGCTGTCTCGGCTACGACGCCGAGCGCTACTGGTTCCTCCGCGAGGGCAAGCGCATCCCACAGACCATCGGCCTCGGGCAGTTCAACGCGTCACGCATCCAAGAGCTCGCACCACTCGCGTGGTGGAGCGTCAAGGGCATGGTCGGCGATCAAGGCGGGATCAAGGTCGCCATCGCGCAGGACTACCTTAACATGATTCAATTCAACGTCGGCCGCTACGCTCCCGACCGATTGCGCGGCGCTGGAGTCTGGCGCGACGGGGACGAGATCATCATAAACGACGGCCGCCGCATCGTGACCCGTGAAGGCCAGGCCGTCGCCTATGCGGATTTTAAGAGCCCGTTTTTCTACCTGTCCTCAGACGCGATTTTCGGCGACCTTATCGGCGACGCGGCGACGGATCAAGAGGGCCGCGACCTCATGGAGCTTTTTCAGGTTCAAGGCTGGATGAAAAAAACGCATGCGCTCGCCGCGATGGGCTGGGCGCTGATCGCGACTTTCGGCGGCGCGCTGTCCTGGCGTCCGCATATCTGGATTAGCGGCAAGCGCGGCACGGGCAAGACGTGGATCATCGAGCATTTGATAGACCAGCTCCTCGGGCCGTTCGGCTATCTCGGCACGGGCAAGACCTCTGAGGCCGTTATCCGCCGGAGCCTCAAGACGGACGCGCGACCCGTGCGCCTGGACGAGATGGAGCCGAAGGACCGCAAGTCAATCGAGTCCATCGCGTCGAAGCTGGAGCTGGAGCGCAACGCCAGCTCGGACGCCTCGGCCTTCATGGACGTCTGTGCCCCCGACGGCGGCGTCATGCAGTTCCGTATCCGTTCCGCGTTTTGTAATGCGAGCGTGAGAATCCCGAACATGGACGCGGCGATAGAATCGCGCTTTATCCGCACAGAATTGCGCTACATGGTGCCCGAGGCGATGGCGGAGAAGAAAAAGCGAAGCGCGGAGCTTATGCGCCGGTGCATGAAAGAGCCGGGACGCTTCCGCCGCCGCATATTCCGCGCGCTCCCTCAGATCATCGACAACATAGACTGGCTTCGCGACTCGGACGCGCTGGACGGGATCGGAGACCAGCGGCAGGTGGACCAGTGGGCGCCGATCATCGCGGCGGTGTGGGCTGTCATGCACGAGGGGCCGATGGAATGCGCGGAGGGCGCGCACTTCGTGGCCGAGTGGGGCGATGAGCTGACGACGTACCAGGACGACCTCATCGAGGACGAGGACCGGGTCATTGAGCTGATTTTATCAGCGACGGTGGAGAACGACCAGAAAAAGCGGCGCACGGTGGCGGAGCTACTCGACAAGGCGTCGGGCTTCGCGGACGCGGACGCCGAAGAACTCCTAGAGCGCAACGGCCTGCGATGGTACAGGCAGAAAGACGGCGTCGAGGTGTTGGCCGTCGCGTGCAATTCCGAGGCGATAAAAAAGATGATGTCCGATTCTACCTACTCGACGGGATACGACTCGCAGATACGGCGGCACGGGCTGTGCTTGACGGGTGCGGAGACGGTGCCGGTCAGGATGGCGGGGAAGAGTACGCGGGCGCGGCTCATCGCGTGGAAAGAGTTTAAGGACATGTATATGAAGGGGGAAGAGGGATGAAATATACACCGGGGCCGTGGAGCGTGGGCACGAAACAAGGCGATACGATAATCGCAGATAAAAAACACGCGCGCCACGATAGAGAGACGGGACACGACGCCATCGACTACTACGGCGGAGTATGCGTAGCCGAAAGCGTATTGCCGGAGAATCGGGAGCTTATCGCCGCCGCTCCGGAGATGCTTGAAGCCCTCAAGGCCGTGAATAGCTCGGCGGAATGGGATTACCTCGAAGGCAACGTGCAAGAAGCGGTCGCGGCGGCTATCACGAAAGCGGAGGGCGTATGAAGAAGGAATTCACAGACGCCGGTACATTCAACGCGGTAAACCGCGCCCGCGAATGGCTTCATGATCGGGGATATTCCGAGGGATCCATGTGCGGCGACGCCCCCATGGGAATACTTAAAGGTGATTTTCTTATCGCGAAATGGCGAAACCTGACCGCGAAAGAAAAAAAAGAATTGCACGGAGTAATCACGTCGCGCGATTTCCGCGAAGGCCCGGTGACCGTAGAGCTGTACGGAGTACCCGATGGCCGCTGAACACTCCGCCGTCCTCCAGCTCGGCCTCGTCGAAGCTACCCGGCGCGGCTGGCGCTTTTTCAAGAACGTCGTCGGCTCCGCATGGGTCGGGAAATTGTCGAATCAATGGAACGATTCAAAAGCCGGGAAGTGCGTCGAACTATCGAACGCGCATTTCCAACCGTTCGGGCTTCTCGTCCCGAGTAGCACGGACGGGAAAACGCACGGCGGCGGCCTCGACGCTATCGGCTGGCAAACGATCCGCGTAACGCCCGACATGATCGGCATGAGGCTTGCCATCTTCGCCGTCGCGGATGCGAAAACGGAAAGCTACTCCAAGATGAGCAAGGACCAGAAAAACTTTGTCCGCGAGGTTTTGAAGGCTGGCGGCATAGCGCTCATCATTCGCCGAAGCTCCGACGGCGAGACGGTGGATTTTTACGAGGCGGGGCCGGAGGATCATCATGGAAAGGCTTGACACGCGAGAGCGGCCGATTTTGTTTTCGGGCGAGATGGTTCGCGCGATACTCGAAGGGCAGAAGACGATGACGCGGCGAATCATTACCACCGTGAAGCTCAACGGCCGATTTAGAAAAATACGGGAATTGAAAATAACCGATACACCCGGATACGACCTAATTATGCGCGATGGTCCTGGCGGGTGCTGGCATGACCTCCGAATGTCGGAGATGGTCCAGCGTTCGCCCTACGGCCAGCCCGGCGACCGGCTATGGGTGCGGGAGACTTGGTTCTATAACGGATGCGGAAACTGTGTCCCTCATTATCGAGCCACCGAGCCGGAATACACGGGATACGAATACCGCCAAGCCGGGTGGAGCCCCTCTATATTCATGCCGCGCGCCATCTCGCGCATCCTGCTTGAGGTGACTGGCATCCGCGTCGAGCGCTTGCAGGGCATCAGCGAGGAAGACGCGAAGGCCGAAGGGGCAGAGGAAATAGGAGCACCAACCGGGCGCGTTGTTGGCGAAGGCAACGAAGAAGAGATCGGAAGCTACCGCCTTGGCTTCACCCATCTTTGGGGTTCCATAAACGCCAAGCGCGGCTACGGCTGGGACTCTAACCCGTGGGTGTGGGTCGTCAGTTTCAAGCGCATCGGGGCTCCCCATGGCCGCGCCTAGGCCGAAGTGCGGCGAGTGCGCGAAGTTCGAGGCGTGCTGGGGGAAAAATAATTCGCGCATCAAGGACATGACGCCCGAGGCACGCGAGAAGGCTATGGCCGGATACGCGCAGGCGACGGCGGCTCCGGCGTGCTATGAGGAGCACAAGGCGTGATGGATAAGCCGTTCGGAATAGTATACGCCGCAAAAAATAAAATCACGGGGAAAATATACATAGGGCAAACCATTGTTTCCCTGAACGAGAGAAAAGGAGACCATAGAAGGAAAGCCGCGATATGGGAAAGCAAAAGTCATTTTCATTCGGCTATAAGAAAATACGGATTCGATGTTTTTACATGGGAAATAATCGACAAAGCCGAAAGCCGCGACGAATTAAACCATAAAGAAAAACATTGGATAGCTTTTTATAATTCGGCCAATCCTTCCACGGGCTACAATCTTACCCATGGCGGAGATTCTTTTGAGCTTACAGAAGAGGCGAGAAAAAAAATAGGCGATGCTTGCCGGGGGATCAAAAGAAGCGAATCCTTCAAGGCGCATTTGCGCGAGATAGAAAAAGGCGCTGGAAATCCTTTCTATGGAAGAAAGCATACCGAAGAGACAAAAAAGAAAAACGGTGCGGCGCATCGAGGGAAAAAGCTAAGACCGGAGCATGTCGCAAAATGCCTCAAGTGCGGAAGCGACAACGGCATGGCGAAAATAAACGAATCAATAGCTCTTGATATAAAAATAAGGTTTAGGAATGGTCAAAGGCAATGCGAGATAATGCGAGCGCTCGGACTATCAAAAAACACGGTCCAGGGCGTTCTCCATGAAAAAACATGGAGGTATATAAAAATATGATTCTCCGCAATTATCAAGACGATGGAGTTCATGCTATTCGGAGCGACCTACGCGCGGGCGTCAAGCGGATCTGCTATACGCTACCGACCGGCGGCGGAAAGACCGCCATATATTCATACATAGCTCAAAAATCGGCCGAGAAGAAAAACCGGGTTTTGATCCTTGTCCACCGGAAAGAGATCCTGGAGCAAACGCTAAAAGCCCTTTTTCGGCTCGGCGTAGTCTCTGGACAGATCGCGGCCGGACGTTCGGTCACGCAGGACGGCATACAGACCGCGATGGTCGGCACGCTCGTCCGAAGGCTGGGCTCAATGCGCCGCCCCGATTTGATAATTACCGACGAATGTCACCACGCGCTAGAGGATAATTCGTGGGGAAAAATCCTCAAGTATTGGTCGGATGTCCCTAATATCGGCGTAACGGCCACGCCTTGCAGGCTAGATGGTCGTGGGCTTTTTGAGTCTTTCGATTCGCTTATTCGCGGCCCGAGCATTTCCGACCTAACCGCCCAGGGCTGGCTCTGCCCTCCCGTCCTCTATCGCCCGCCGGACGAGATCGCCCAGCTCTACCATATCAAGCGCGGCGACTTCGACACCTCCGAGCAGGTCAACGCGATGTCCGGCCGCAAGATCGTCGGCGACGTAATCGAACATTATCGCGAGCACCTGGACGGCTTGCCCGTGGTCTGCTTTTGCATATCCATTGAGCATAGCCGCCACATGGCTTCGCAATTCGAGCGCGCCGGATATCGCGCCCGCGTTGTGTGGGGGAATATGCCCCGCGAGGAGCGCGAGGCGGCGATCAAGGGCCTGGCCGACGGCTCCGTCCAGGTCGTCACGTCCTGCGATGTGATCTCCGAGGGCGTCGACGTGCCGGTCATGGCGGGCGCGATACTCCTCCGGCGCACGCTCTCCCTGGCGCTGTATCTCCAGCAAGCGGGGCGCGCGCTCCGGCCCGTGTTCCCCGCTGGCTTCGACGCGAACTCCGCGACCGCCGAGGAGCGCCTAGCCGCGATGGCCCGAGCTGGGAAGCCGCGCGCCGTGATCCTAGACCACGCGGGAAACTATCAGCTCCACGGGCACGTCCTGGCGCCGAGGAAATGGACGCTGGACGCGCGGCCGAGGAGCGAGCGGACGGAGCGGCCGCCGATGACGACGACCTGCCCGAAGTGCTACGGCGTGTGGCCGGGCGTGCCGCGCAGGTGCCCGGCGTGCGGGTTTGATTTTACGACGCGGCCGCCCATGCGCGAGGTGGAGATAAAGACGATCAAGGGGACGCTCGTCGAGGCTGGCGTGTCGCCGGAGGCGGCGGAGAGCGTGGACGAGATGTACCGGAGGGCGATGTCGGCGGGGAGTGCGGCGGACAGGCAGAGGCTTATGCTCGCGGCGGCGTTTCGGGCGGCGGATAAGAGAACGGTGGACGCTTTATACAGAGAGGCGGGGTACGACCCGCACGCCTCGGACTGGGCGTGGAAGTATACGCGGGAGAAGATGAGGAAAGGAGGGGGAGCGTGAGTTATTTCGTGGTGGCGATTCATCCGCAAAGAGGCATACCCATGCCGATCATGGACGGCTCGGACGAAAACGAGGAAAAAATAAAGCTCTATAAAACCTTTTCCGAGGCCAAGGCTATGGCCGAAGAGCACGTCCTATGCAAGGCAGGCGGATACAAGATTATCAAATGGGAGTTTTGCGGGGCCTAGCCCGCGAAAACATGCCCGTCGCGAGACGGTCAAGGAGGCACTATGAAGGATCTCGGTTGTATCACGTTCGTCCAGCCGCCGGAGTACACGGCGCACCTGGAGGCGGAGAAAAAAGACGGGCCGCATGACGTGACGGTCACGAAGACGGGGCGCTGTAGCACGTTGGGCGTGTGTCGGACGTGCGGGATTGAATGGCAGACGGATACGGGGGATTAGAATGACGGGAAAATGCTGGGAAGTCGGGAAATACGATAGCGAGCCGCAACCGGTCGAAGTCGTAAAAGAAACGGAGGCAAAGGTCTCTATCAAGGAAACATGGTTTGGTGAGCAAATTCGGCAAAGTTGGAGAATGAAGCGCGGCCTCCATCTTTTCGCAACGTGGGAAGAGGCGAGGGCGTATATCGTTGAAATCGCAAGGACGAAACGCGATATAGCTGTCCGCGAACTAGCCCGAGCCGAGGCCCTCCACCGTGAATAGATATTACAAAATCCAAGACTTCGCCGCCTCCCGTCTCACCGGCGTCGGCGCCTCCGATATCCCGACGCTTGCGGGCTTCAATAAACGCTGGGGTGAGACTCCCTACACCCTCTGGCGTCTCAAGCGCGGCATCGATGCGCCTCAAGATGCAGGCCCGCGCGCAGAGTGGGGCCATCGGCTAGAGGGCGAGGTGCTCCATAAGTTCATCGAGGACCGCTACGGCAAGGAGGCGGCGGACGACTTCCTCCATGCGAAGATGCGCGGGAAATCGAGCGGTCCGTTCAAGAGTGACACGGAATGCAGGAGCCCGGAGCGGTCGTACTGCCTGGCGCATGCGGATCTGGTAGTGGATGGGATCATGAATACGGTACTCCCTGATCCAGTGAAAACGGTCGAAAGGGAAGCTATGTCTTTCAGCTACGGACCGCCACCGAGGGGTGAGCTGGCCGAGCCCTACCTCGTCGAAGCCAAAACGACCGGCCTCATGTCCGCCCGCCGCGATGACGACGACCCCGACTCCGGCTACTCCCCGACGGACTTCTCGCAAGAGGGCATCCCGGCGGCGGCCTTCCTCCAGGTGCAATTCCAGCTCTACGTCTACGGCCTGCGTGTAGCCTACGTCCCGGTGCTGATCGACGGCGGCGACTATCGCGAATACGGGCCGGTGATCGCGGACCCGCGCGTGCAGGAGAAGTGCCTCACGCTGGCGGAGCGATTCTGGAAGCTCGTGCAAGCACCCGAGGAGCCGAAGCCCGAGACGTGGGCCGACGTAGCGGCGATGTGGCCGGAGCCGAAGGACTTCACGGCGCGGCTCGGCGGCGAGGAAGAGATGCGGGCGCGGGACATGGTCGGAGTCTATGCGAAAAACAAGAAGCGGATCAAGGAGCTTGACGCGGAGTGCGACGAAATCACGAACGCGCTCGGGATTTACTTAGGCGAGAATAAGACGCTGACCACGGCCGAGGGGACGAAGCTGGCGTCCTCGTGGTTGGTGGAGCAACCGACGGTTAAGGTCAGGAAAAACATGGCGAAGGAGGCGCTGGAGGTTATCGCGGCGGACAGAGATGTAGACGAATTCGTGACGAAGCTCGACTCGTCACGCGAAAAAATCGCAACGCTTGAAAAAGCGGTTTTTACTTTCATAGAGGCGCGGCCGGAGCTATACAAAAAACTCCTCGCGCTCGACGCGATCAAGAAGGGTTGGCGGGTCTTGAGGCCCGCGAAGTTGTAAAGGAGGGAAGGATGAAGGCAAGCAAGGGGAAGAGGTTCTCGAAATACTGCGGAAAGGACGGGGTGGTCAGAGAGAAAAAGGGCGGATTCGGGGCGTCACCTATAAATACACGGGTGGCGAAGATGCGGAAGGAGTACGAAAAAGCGAAGGCGTCCGCATGACCTCGCCGAAATCTCGCCCGATCAAGATCGTCTCCCGCAAGCAGGGCCAGGAGAACGACATCCTCCTCGTCGACTACCTCGCGCGCAAGTGTTGCCCGCTCTGGCGGCGCGTCCTTGGCGTGTTCGATCCGAACATCGCCATGCGCTGGGAAGCGGCGTGGAAAGTGAAAAACTCAAGGACGATTAACGTCGCGCTATCGCGGACGGCCAAGAAGGCGCAGGCGGAAGCCGGGGAGGGGAAGGCGTGAAAGGCTCAAGGCTCGCCCAGCTCGCGCTAGCCGTGATCGCGCTGGAAATAAATTCGGCGCTATGCGTTGCGTCAATAATAAATACAACGCATCCGAATCGCGGCTTCCTGATTCCATTTACGGCCGTGATGGCTGGCTTCAATGCCTTCACGATCATATATCTCTACGCCAAGAAGGAGGCCCCTAGTGCCCGCTAATCAGTCCGAAAAAGAATTCTTCGCGCTCGTCGCTACGGGCCGGAAGGGCGTCGAGGAAATGTTCCTCGCGATGAGCCCCGAGATGCAAGGCATCGCCGCCCCGAATATCGCGAGCGACTTCGACACCTGGAAAATGCGCGCGCTCGTCGACGTGACGACAAACGAAAACCTCCGGCCCGTAATCCAGACGCGCGAGGGCATACATTCCGTCTATGCGTGCCTGAGCAAGGCGCTCGTCATGGGCCTCCAGGTCGGCGGTCAATTCCCGCACATGTACCTCGCGCCGAAAGCGGGGAAAGCGATCCTCATCCCTTCGCAGGACGGCTATATCTTCATGACGACCTACGGGCCGGGCGCGCTGTTCCGCGTCGAGCCACAACTGCGCGAGGTCTACGAAAAAGACAAGATCCAGATCCGCGAAGCCGAGGGCAAGTGGGTGCATGAGTACCCGGAGGATAACCCGTTCTCGGATCGCGGCAAGCTCGTCGGCTATTTCACGGTCCTTGAGTTCAAGGACGGGCGGCGCGGGATTCCCTACGTGCGGATCAATGAAGTCGAAGACATCGAGAACGCCTACGGAAACAAGGGCTCGCCCATGTATACGAAAAGCCTTATTGACGCGCACCGCAAGACGGCGATGAAAAAGATGCTCAAGCCTTACGCGAAGCTCTGCGAAGGCATCGCCATGCTCATGTCCCTCGACGAGTACGCCGAAGGCCAGGCAGAGCCCGAGCCCTCCCCGCGCAACGTGACGGAGCGCACCTCCGCTCGTCTCGACGCCGCCGTGAAGGGCTTCGACCCCGAGCCGCCCGCGGAGAAGCCGGAGCCCGTGACTCCCGCCGAGAAGCCCGAGCCAAAGCCCGAGCCGAAAAAAGATGAAAAAGCCGACGCAGGCGATCTTTTCTGATCCGTCCTTCGAACGGGCGCGCTGTAAGTTTTGCGGCCGTCCGCTCAAGGCTCGGGAGTCCGTCGCGGCACACGCAGGGAAAGTGTGCGCGCGGCGTGACAGGATGCAGAGAAGACTATGGACCGATTCCGAGCTTGCGAAGTTCGCCTCCGAGGGTGTATAATTACTCCATGTTCAAGCTCAACACGGCCGAGGCCAAGAAGTTCGCGAAGACGCTGGAGAAAATGGGGAAGTCTGCGCTCGGGAAGGCGACGGCGAGGACGTTGACCACGATGGCGACGATGGCGAACGCTGAACAAAAAAAGAACCTCAAGGCCCGCCTTATCGTCCGCACGCCGTATACGGAGAAGAGCCTCAAGATGTACCCGGCGAACGAATCTAAGCCCATAGAGCGGCAGAATTCCGTTGTCGGGTCCGTCTCTCCGTACCTCGCTGGGCAAGACAAGGGCGCGACCGTCCGGCCGAAAGGCCATAGGGTTGCCGTACCTACCAACGAGCTACGCGGTCCTGGCAGGCGGAAAAAAATCGCGACGCGCTACCGGATGAACGAAATCGGCGACATCGTAAAATCGCAAAAGGGCCGGAAGTTCAAGGGTAAGTTTTTTATTATCAAGAGTAGTATTTATTATCGAAAAAGTAAAAACAAGCTCGTCCGGGCGCGAGGCTTGACGAAGCGCGCCTATAGCTACAAGGGCACGCATTTCCATACGGATGCCATAAAAAAATACGCCAAGACCTCGACGGTCTCGGCGATATTCGCAAGGAAGGCGAAGCTCGTCCTCGATGAGCTAGGCGCTAAGTCTTAGCCTTTTTCGGCCGTCCGCCTTTCTTCCCGTTTTCGCGTGAAGCCTCGACCTTGGCGTCGCTTTTTGCCTTCCCGCCTTTGCGTCCGATCTTGGCGAGATAGTCGGATATTTCCTTTTTCATGCGGCTTTCCCGACGAGCTGGAGGAATTCGCGCTCGTTTATGATTTTTATCCCATACATGCGGGCCTTGGCGTTTTTCGACGATCCGCTCGCGGTGTCGTTCGTGACAAGAAACGAGGTTTTGCTATAGACAGTGTACGGAATCCAGCCGCCGAGAGAACGGACAAGAGCTTCGGCATCGCTTCGGCGCATGGATTCAAGCGGCCCGGTAAAGCAAAAACTAAGCCCTTCAAGATTTTCTGCCATTTGGATACCCTCCAAGAAAGAGTATAACCCAAGCGGCCTAGGAAATCAAGTATTTTTCGCTCGTGAGGCCAAGAAGGTCGTCGCGGAGCTTGGCGCAAAATAGCTAAACCGTGCCAACTGGCTAAAAACGTCTTAAAATAAATCGTAATAAATCCACCTAAAAAGTGTATTATCCTCTTGCTATATACACCCGATAGGTGTATAGTATAAGCATAAGGTGCAGTGCACCAAGGGAGACAAGATGTACCAGATTACCGGATCGACTTACGAAGCCCGCGAAGCTCTTAAAAAGGCCGGATATACTTTTGAGCCGTTAGGAAAAACCTGGGTCGGGCAGAGCCGCGAGGCTTTTGACGCTCTTATCGCCAAATGGCGCAAGCCCGGATACGGCGTTGCATTTGCCAAGCTGGCCGACAAGCTCCATATCGCCGAGACCTGCTGCGAAACTTGCGAAATCTAAGCCCCGATGAGGCCGGGCAGCACCCGGCCGAAACCTAAGCCCTTACGGGCCGATAGTCGGCGATAGCCAAAAGGAGAGCTTTATGAAAGCGATTATCAACGGATTTCGGTACGACACTGAAAAAGCAGACGTTGTCGGCAAGGCAAGCAGCGGCGGCAGTACCCGCGATTTTTCACACTGGGAGGCGACGCTTTATCGCACCAAGCGCTCCAAGAGCTTTTTCCTAGCGGGATGGGGCGGACCCATGTCCCGCTACGCGCGGAGCATCGGCCAAAACGAAACTTCGGGAGGCGAGCAGATCGACCCCATGACCAAAGAAGAAGCCATGGCCTGGGCCGAGCAGTATCTCGACGCCGAGGAGATCGAGAAGGCTTTTGCCGAGGACATCCAGGACGCGTAAGTCTTAGCGCCCATACGGCGGGGGTAGCTTATCTATCCCCGCCTCCGCGTCGATGACGTACTGCGCGACAGCCAGCCAGTATTCCGCGCTCATCGTCGTCACGCCGTCCACCGTCGAGACCTTGTCCGTTGGGTCTGGGAAGGCTGGCCACTCAATGACCACGGCGGGAGGCTTTACCTGCGTGGGCGTGCTCCGGCACCCGAGAAGCGCGAAAACTACCGCCAAAACTGCACAGGCCCAACGTGCTCTGGCTCTCATTTTTTGCCCTTAGCGATGTCCGCCAGCACGTCAACGGAAGCCCTCGCGCGCTCGTCCACGGTCCCGGAGCTGATCGCCTTCGTCCGGTCCAGTTGTGCCTTGTCGGCGGCCTGAATTCTCGCTACTTCCTCCCCGAGGTCGTGGATCTCGCTCGCGAGGCGCTTGTTTTCTTCGCCGAGGGCCTTGGCCCGCATGATAGCGATGTAGGCCACGAGCCCGGCGAGGACCGCGATGGCGAGAAGCCCGAGGATTACGTAGATCATTTTTTCTCCTTTGCCTTTTCTACGGCGGGGAACTTGAACGGCTCCTCGCCTGCGTAGGGCTTCCACTCGCCTCCTTTTTCGATCTCGGAATTCATTCCCGCGTTGTCGAGGTCGGCCTGGATGCAAAGGAGACCGTACTGGTGTTCCGCTTTCGGCTTGTCCTTGAAGGATTCGGCGTAGCGGATCTCTCTTTTCTTTTCGCTCACGAGCGCGACGTGGTACATGGAAAACCTCCTAGAGTAATGTGCCCGCCCACATATAGCGGTAGCGGATGCTGGCGTTCGGATCGGTGGTGGCGCCGGTGCGGGGGGTGCCGTTCGTTCCGTCGGTTAGTGGAACTCCGACATCCCATCCCGGTGTTGATGCATATCCTAGAGCGGATGTCCCACCCGAACCGGCCGCGTAAATATTTTTTGGATAGTTACCGGATACTTCAAAGACATGCTTATGTCCCTGCGTCCTATCCCGTATCATCAGCCCGTTGACGTACCGCGCGCCGTCAGGGCTCATGCTCGCGTTGCCTGAGTCCTTAAACACGCGCGCCGAGGTGCTCCCCGCGATACGATACGGGTACATGATCGCCGTCTGTGCTCCCGAGGACGGGGAACCGGTGACGGTGAGCGTGTGCGAGCCGGGGGTTGCGGCGGTCACGGCGTAATCGGTGCCGCCGACGTTGATTGTCCGCTGGTAGCTTCCGAGCCTGAGCGCGTCCTCGGCGATGGCCGAGACGAGGTAGTCCCAGGCGGTGCCCGATCCGGTGATCGTCGAGCCGGAGACCGTGACGCTGTGGTCGGAGGCGTAGGCCGATCCGGTCCAGGTTTTCGCTTTCTGCGCGCGGAGTTTCGCCACAAGGTCGGGGTAGTTCGCGGCGGCGAGGTCGTGGTTCGCGTCCCACAATTTCACGGCGGGGAAATAGCGGTCGCCATCGGGGTCTTCGTTATTCCTAGCCGCGCCCCAGGCGACGGGCTCTTCCTCGACCGCCATGTCGAAGACTTCACCGACGGGCTTCGAGATCGCGATGATCGCTTTTTCAAGCTGGTATTGATCCGTGCCGTCGAGTGCGACGCCCGTCAAGAGGACGGCGTGGCAGACTTCCTCCTGGAGATTGTTGCGGTCCTCGGCTGTTCCATTGGTCCCTGAAGACACGCCAGATACGCGGTCGACATGCAAACCGCCGGAAGAGTTTGGCGCGGTTGTTCTTTTCAATTCGTCCTCCTGTCCGGCGTGCGCCGGTCATGTAAAAAATCTAGACTAGAGCGTTTGAAATGACGGTCACGGTCCCGACGGCGTTCGTTATCGTTACGGCGCAGGTGTAGGACCCGCTCGGGATGTACGACTGATGGTAAATGCTCGACGTGGCGCCCGAGATGTTGACCCCGTCTTTCCGCCACTGGTACGTCGGCGAGGCGTATGGAGCCCCGCCCAGGTAGTCCACGTAAACGATGAGCGTCGTATCGTCGAGCCATTCCGCGAAGGCACGGCTGATCGACGGAACGCTGGCAATGTAGGTGGTCGAGGTTTTGGTGAAGCTTCCCGCGCTATTCGTGGCGGTGACGACGAAGTCGTAAGTCCCCGGAGCGGAAATCACAAGCGCGGACGCTGTCGCACCTTCGATGTTGACGCCGTCTTTCCGCCACTGGATGGCATATGTCGGGTCCGGCGTTCCCGTGGCACTGATATACGCGGTGAGCGTCGCGGCTCCGGTCAAGACAGCCTGCGCCGATGAGATGACGGGCGCCACGCCAGTCGCGACGATATCGTTCGTTACGCTCGAAGCGTTTCCGCTCGCGTTCGTCGCCGTTACTTCACAGGTGTAAATATCGCCGGGAACTACGGGAGACGGGAGAACGTAGAAGCGGCTCGTCTCTCCGCTTATGTTTGATCCGTTTTTTTTCCACTGATACGAGTACGAGGGAGTCGGTCCTCCGATAACCTCGCCAGGGTACGCGATGAGAAGCGCGCCGGCCGCTCCAGTTCCCGACGCAAGCGCGCCGCCCGTGAACGTCGGAGCCAGCGGCCCGCTACCACCTTCCGCGACGCTTAGCCCGCAGATATCATCACCGGCCTCCGAGCTGGTCGCGGTCATAGAAAGAACTTCGACGATGATATTAGCGATGAGGTGAGCGGGAGCGAAGTGGTCCAGGATGCGCCCGAGGCGCATAAGTTCAGAGTCGTCGTTCACCTCGCCGGTTACGTCATAGTAGGTCGGAGAATAGTCGCTTGCTTGGCCATTGCAGACAGCGACGCCGCACTCGTCAAGCCCGCACTCTGATGTAACCGATACCTCAGAAATGAACACACCGGGAAATTCTTTCTGCACTTGCTCCTGGAGGGCGCTGAGCGTCATTCCGCCAACGGCCGACCATACAGCGTCGAGGCGGGCGCGTTGCGAGGCGATGGGAAGCGTCGGGTCGTAAGGTATCCCGAGGGCTTCGTGCCAGTCGGGAAGCGTGACAAGCGCGCGAAAGGGTATAGCCTCGTCGACTACGGCCCGCGCGGCTACGTGGACGCGCTCGGGCTCTAGGCTGAGGCCGTCTATGAGCTTCGAGCCGTCGCCGAGGAGGCGGTGCGCCTTGCCCGTCGGCCAGAGGAGCCGGAGGGCGGTATTCATCACGCCCACGTGATCGCCCCCGGAGCCATGATCTCATCCTTCGGGATCGTGTACGAGGTTACGCCCGAGCCGATGCCGGTGATCGCGAGCGTAATGCTCGTCGCGGTCGCGCCGCATGCGTGGACGATGCCCCATATCGCCGCGAGGCTTATCACGTCGGTCGGGCCTGCGTCGTCGGCGTACTGGCGCGGATATGCCGCGTAGCAATACGCCTGCCAGGCCGCGACGATGGCGGCCTTCGTGGTCGCGTCGGAAGGCGAGAGCCCGCCGATGGTCAGCGAAGCCGTGCGCTCTTCGGCCGCGAGAGCGACGACGGTCGCGCAGAGCGGGCGGCGTGCTGGGCTTTGGAGATAGGCTTCGATTTCGTCGAGCTTCGTCGAGCCCGGAAGGCGAGCGGAGCCGGTGAGGGCGACGAGCGGGTAGACGACGACATCCGTCCCGACAAGGTCGACGATAGCCTTGACTACGCCAGCAACTTCCATCGCCCAGGCTACATAGTCGCCCGTCGCTCCGCCCTGCGGCTGGCGTTTCATGCGCTCGATGATCCGAGCGCGGAATTCTTCCGTTGTTTCTGCGTCCTCGCCCGTGACGACCGTCGAGGCGATGACTGCGCCCGTTACTCCGGGGACCGGAGAGGGAAGGGTGAGTGCCGTGGCATTTGCCTGCGTCGTGTCGTCTCCCGAGGTGAGACATTCGATCTCGGCGGTCGCGACGCCTCCGGCTATCGTGACGAGCGCGACTTGTTGGTAGACGAAGGAGCCGACATTCCAGAGCGTGCCGGCTGGGACGGCCGTGTCGTCGTCGCCGGAAATCGTGATCGTATGTATCGCCGCGACGCTGGCGCGCAGGGTGATGCCGTAGCGCTCGCCGATGAGGATGAGGGCGGCGAGTTCCGCCGTGCTCGGGAAAATCTGGCGGTATGCCCAGGCAATGAGCCGGTAGAGGAGCGAGAGCGGGCCGGCCAAAGCTCCGGCGAGGACGCGGACGAAGGCGACGGGGAGGATCGGGACGGTCTGTCCAATGGCGCCCTCGATATCCGCTATGATTTGGGCCTTTATGGCGGCGGTGGTAGGCGGGGTGTACACTAGAGGGCCTCCTTCATGGCGTGCCACGGGATCTCGTAGCGGCGGTTTTCAGCCTTCATCTTTCCGGGCTCAGAGATGACGACGGAGAGCGTGAGCATGCCGGGCTGGGGGATCTCCGCGTCGACTTCGATTTCCGAGGCGATGCCCTTGTCCTTGAGCCAGGCGAGCGCGCGTTTTGCTTCCTCGATGGCGTTGATGCGGGTCGCGTTCGTGAGCGCCGAGTCGTCGAGAAGGCCTAGGTCGGAGCCGATTGCCGGGTCGCCCCACCATCCGCGATCCGTGAAAAGCGAGAGGTACACCGCCGTCCAAAGGCCGCCGTCCATATCCGGCTGTCCGCCATGAAATACGAGCGCGCCGCCATCGTCGGTATGATAGACTTTCGGGTCGCCGTAGTAGTCCATTGGCTAGTCCTTGAGGAGGAGCGCGAGCTGGGCCTTGTAGGCCGTGACGGACGCCGCGAGAGTAGCGGCGGCCCCTACGAGTACGGCGTCCGGCGAGGTGGCGCACGTCGTGCAAAAAGCGGAGAGCGCGGTCGAGAGCGAGTCCATAATCGTCTTGAGGGATTGCGTGGCGTTTGAGAGTTTTACCTTTCCGAGGTTGTCCACTTCGACGCGAGCCTTGACGGTTTTTCCGTCCTGACTTGTTGAAAAAAGTACGGTCCCGCCCTCTCCTGTCGTGATGACAATGTTGTAATTGTGCATCGCGACGATATAGCCGCTTCGACGCCCTTTCCCGACGGGAAGGAAAATTCCTCGCGTCCCTTTCGGCGGAACAGAAACGAGACCGGGGGCCTGGTAGATTTCCGCATTCAATCCGAGACCCCCGAGTCCCGTCCCTTCTAGGTTGAGCGCTACTCCCGGCCCGCCGTTGCGGTTTTCAAAGTAGGTTCTTACGGTTTTTACGAGTTCCGCTAAAGCCATCGCGGCTCCTTCGGCTGTACGCCTGCATAAAGCTCGCGCGGCACGAGGGAGAGCGAGGTCACGAGGCCATCGCCGACGGAGAGCGTCATCGTCGCGTGATTTATGAGCCAGGCGGTCTTGTCGTAGAGCATAGCGCTCGGGGCCTTGAGGTTGACGACTTGGCGCTCGGCCCACCGGCCGCCGTCCGGGCGTCGCCATCCGGCAACGCTGGCGGGGATGGCGAGCGCCTGCGCGAGAGCGTCCGCGCGCGCTCGGGCGGCCGTTTCGCTCGGGTCCGTGTCGGTCTCTTTTGCGGAGAGGCACCGGGGTCGGAAGATCGCGACGCCGGAGTCGGAGGCCGAGCCGAGGATATCTTCGGCCGCGAATTGCGAAGCGACCTTGTAGCGGGAGAAGCGCTTCGAGCCATCGTAGGATGCGCCGACGGACAAGAGCGGGTGGCGGCCCTCTTCGAGTTCGGCGGAGGGCGTTTTCGTAAGATGAGAAGCACCGGACGAGATTACGAGCTTGCCGTCGAAGGACGAATTCAAGAGGATGTTTCGCGGGGACGCGAGACTGTTCAGGTAATCGCCGACGGTCTGGCCGTACTCTGCGCGGGTCTCGGGGATCGGGAGCATGAGTTCCGGGCAGTCGACGCGGACCTGCACGCCAAAGGGCTTGGCGTACTTGCGCGCGATATCAGAGAGGGCGAGGCCGGAGTTTTCCGTCTCGTCGTCAATCGAGCAATCGCAGAGGATTCCGGGCTTGCTTCGGCCTTCGATGGTCACGATGCGGCCCGATGCATTGAGACCGGGCGTTACCTTGTCGACGGTCCCGGAGAGCTGGATGTCGTCGCCGAGGTAAATCTGGACCGGCTGATATCCGAAGGGACGGAAGAGGCGGCGCAAGGTCGCGTTGTCGGGATTCCAGGGGCAGGTGATCGAGAAGCCGTCGGCGATCTGGTCCGCGCCCATGTCGATGGTCACGCCGTCGCGAAAATTGGAAAGTTCCTTGCCTTCGATGACGACGCGGACGAGGTTCGAGTCACGGGGCATAGTAGCGCACCTCCGTCCCGCGCGGGATGACGATCATGCCTCCGAAGCCGTTCAAGTCGTTGATCTCGTCCATGCGCTCCGGGTCTCCGAGGAGTTTCCAGGCGAGGTTGATCGCGGTCGAGTCGCCTTCGAGCGTCTTCATGCGCTCGGTAGGCAGGGTGTAGGATTTTTCGAGGAGATAGGCGCTGGCGTTCGTCCTGAGTTCCGCGAGGGCCGCGAGCGTCACGGGGTCCGTTATGTAGCCGAGAGCCTCGACGGCCTGGATGCCGGCCTCGGCCTCCAGTATGGCCGCGTTCATAGCGTCGCGGGCCGCTATGGCGTCCGCGCGAGAAGTGAGAGTCCCGACGGTCACGGCCTCGGCGGTCGCGAGCCCGAGGCCGAGGAGGTTAAGCGCCACGGCGGCTGCCTCGCCCGAGGCCATGCTGTCCACGATGTAGTCGATGGCCGAGCCGATGAGCGCCGCGTAGCCGTCGACCTTTGCCTTGACGCCAAGGGCCGCGCGGGCCGGGGAGCGGACGAGCTGGATCGAAGAGACGGCGAGGGAGTACGGCGCCGCCATAAGTGTGTCGATGCTGCGCTCAATGCTGTCGCCGAGGGCTTCGATCTCGCGCCGGGTTTCGTCGATCGAGGAGGCTACGGCCGCGAGTTTTACCTGAGCGGCGCGAACGTTCGCGAGGGCCGTGCGCTCCATTTTCGCGGCCTTGGCGGCGTCGTTCGCGACCATCTGCGCGCTGGCCTCCAGGGCGGCGAGGTCGGCCATGGCGTCGGCGGCGGACTGGATCGCGGCGTCGGTCGATGAGGAGACGACGAGAGCCTCGGCCTCGGGGGCGTGGACGAATTCGACCTTGATGATGCTCGCGCCCATGTTGTCGACGAAGCCCTCGGACTGGGAGACGGAGGTCGCGAGGACGCGGAGGTCGCCCCAGCGAGGATGCGCGAGGATGCCAGGGCCGCGCTCGCCGAGGGCGTCGAAGAAGCGGTCGGCCGGGATCTGGTAGTCTTTCCCGACGTAGTAAAGCGTCATCGGGAAGCGTTGCGCCTCGTTCCCGTTGTCCTGCACGTCGGCAAAGTTCGCCTGCGGGATTTCGTGGATCGCGACCTTTTTCCCGCGCGAGCGCTCCAGGTCGTCCCATAGAGGCGTAAAAACCGCGCCCGAGGGAGCGGTGTATTTCAGTTCGCGGAGGCTTTCGAGGTAGCTCACCACGTAGCTCCTGCGTTGAGCGGTGCGGTCTGGCCGAGGTTCAAGCTCACGCCGGGCGCCGCGCCGCGCTGGCGGGCCGCTACGCTCGATCCGGGTGCGGCAGAGACATTGAGGTCGACGGTGGACTTGCTCTCGCTATACGCGCGGGATTCGAGTCCGGCGGCTTGCGGGGAGACGGGCGTCGAGTATTTTCCGGCGGCGGCGTTCTCGGCGTTCATTCCGGCGGCGTATTCCTTTGAGAGGGCTATCATGGTCTTGTTTCCCGTGAGCGCGCCGATGAGCTTAGTCGCTTCGTAGAGCGGCTTGAGAAGCATCGCCATGATTGTATGGCCGAGGCTCTTCATGCCTTCAGCGAAGCCTCCGTCCTTGAATGCGGCATTAAGAGCGTTCCAGTTTTGCGCAAGCTGTCCGATGGCAAGGACCGCTCCGCCTATCGGACCCATGGAGAGCGACATGAGAGCGCCCCAGTCTTTCCAGTTTTTTTGAACGAGGATGAGCCAGCCGATGAGCGCGGCAATGGCAAGGATGATGAGGCCGATGGGGTTCGCGCTCATGGCGATATTCCAGGCCCATTGCGCGGCGGTCGTGGCGACCATGGCAATCTGGATGCCCTTAAAAACCGCGACTCCCGCAAGGATGGCCGGGATGAGGCCGGACTTCCAGAGCTTGACAATGATCCCCGCACCCTTGCCGATGGCCCTGAAGGTCTGGTCGATGCGTAAATTGATGAGATCCTTGTTCGCCGCAACCCAGTCCGTCATGCTCTTTACGACGGGAACGAGCTTGACCGCGACTTTTGCGAGAACGTTATTGATGAGGCCCATGCCCGAGACCTTGAGGCTCTTGATCGCGTCGTCCATGGCGGACGCGGCGGCGACTTCCTCATCGGTCATGATTGCGCCGGCCGAGTGCGCTTTTTTGCGCGCTTCGGCGAGGCCGTTCATCATGGGGATGAGTTCCTGGCCGGACTTCCCGAAGGCGGCCTGCGCGAGGGCCGCGCGTTTTTGCGCGTTTGTTTCCTTGTCGATGGCGGACGCGATCATGGCGAAGGCGTCGTCGGTGTTTTTCGCGTTCTTGAGTTGGCGGGCGAGTTGTGGATTCGTTTTCGCGAGCGTGGTATAGAGTGCGCCGGTCCCGGTCTGGAGTTGGCCGAGACTATTATTCAGCTTTTTCGACGCGCTGGCGAAGGCTTCCTGCTCTACGTCGGCCATCTTCGCGGCATAGGAAAGCTCCTGGTACGCCTGCGCCGTGAGGCCGAGAATCGAGGCATTGCGCGCGATGTCGTCTCCGCGCGAGGCGAAGTCCTGCATGGCCTTGGCGGCGGCGCCGGTGGTGATAGCGGCGACGGCTCCGACGAGGGCGCCCTTGAGGAAGCCGGCGGTTTTGCCGATGCCGGAAAGCGCCTTGTCTGAGGTTTTCCCGAAGAGCGAGACGTTTTGCCGCATCGTCTTGACGGGGCCGGAGAGGCGGTCGGCGGCTTCAAAAATTGACCAGATCGTGAATTTAGACAACCGCCCCTCCTTGTGCTTTCACGATTGCGTTGTGCTCTTCGGTACACATATAGTCATGGCCTCTATACCAGAATCGCAGGTCGGAAAGCCCGAGCGACTCCGTTTTTTCTATATCCGAGAAGCGAGCCGCGACCGACCAAAGCATCCGGTCGAGGTACTCGCCCTCGCCTAGCCGAAAAAACCCAGGCAGGCCGCCAGCACTCCGATGTCGCGTTGCTTTAGCTCCTCGACGATGGCGATGGGCTGGCCGGTGACGTAGCCGATGAGGAGAAGCGAGGCTTCCATCTCGTCGCGCTTTCCCTTCGTCGCGTCGCGAAGCTGGCCGCCCGTCGGCTCGCGGAGCGTGACCTCGGTGATCGTGCTCTTCTCGCGCTCGATGGGGGCCTTGAGCCGGTAGGTGAAAAAGCACTTCGCAGAGTCGAAGACGAGGCGGCCCTCGACGAGCGCGGCCCTTACGACCTCGCGCTCACCTTCCTTGAGCTTTGCGCCCAGGGCTTCGCAGATTCCGTCGATCTCGATGTCGGCCGCTTCGGGCGCGATTTTTTCGCTTTCGCTCTTCTTCTGGAAAAAGAAACTCATATCTGCTCCAGCCTCTCGCCGCGATGCACGATGGTCGCCGTTCCCTTCGCGGTGTTTTCCTTGACCTCTTCGACGCCCATGCTCCCGGCCCAGGCCGAGCCGTCCGCCTTCGTGAAGTTCAGCGGGTAGGCGTCGCCCGAGTCGCGCTTCGCCTGGAGGTACTCCAGGTCTCCGCGCGCGCTGTCGAGGTGGACTTCGATTCCCTCGATGCTCGCAAGCTGGCGTTTCTGGACGGCGTGCATCGCGCCATTGCCGCCCGGCTTGAACTCGTTCGCGAAGCCGCTCGGAGTGATCTCGAAGTCGCACTCCGTCGCCACGGAAAACTCGCGACCGCCGTAAACGTACTGGCGTATATCTCCGCCTTTAGCCATGATGCCCCTCCCTTACTCGGCGGTCGTCGGAGCGTAGAAGCTCCAGGCGACTTTGCCCGCGATGATTCTTAGCCCGGCGGAGAACACGTCCGGGATGCTGATGTCGATGCGTCCGGGGTTTCCCACGTTGATCTCGCAGACGATGCCCGCGACCACGGTGTCCCGGTTTTTCGTGAGGCCGAGCGCAACCCAGAGCTCGTCGATGAGCTTGATCGCGTATGCCTTGACCGTGTTCGGCCGGAGGACGTAGTCCTTGCCCGAGGGCGTCGCGTCATCCACGACGATGGCGTCCGAGAAGGGCGCGGCGCCGAAAAGCGCGTCGAGACTGTAGAGCTTCGTTTGCCAGTTCCCGAGCCAGTCGGCGAAGCGGTAAGTCGAATCCGCCGTGCCCTGCGCGTTGCGCTTGTAGGTCGTGGCGAAGTCGATCATCTGGACCGTTCCGTCGGGCAGGGCGCGGGTCGTGGAGCCGCCGAGCTTGACCGTGTTGTCGTTGTCGAGGTAGGTCCACTCGGCACCGGCTCCGGCGCGGATGCCGGTCAGGGCGCGGTAGCGCATCGGCGTGCCGGGCTGGAGGCCCTGGCGGTTGCCGTAGAGCGCGCCAGCGACGGCCGCGATCTCCAGGGAGAGGCTCGGCGAGTCTTCGACGGGCACCCAGGACGCGAAGGGGGAATTCCGAGCGGTGACGGCGGCCTGGTAGTTGGCCTTCGTCCCGGTGTAGCCGAAGACGGCCAAGAAGGGCTTCTTGACTCCGGCTCCGGCGCGGACGAGGGCGGCGGCTTCGATGTCGGTGATCGCGGTCGCGTCCTGGTAGGGGTTCGCTATCGCGGTGTACCACGTCCCGCCGAGGGCCGCGAGGGCGGTGGCGAGGGCGGGATTGTTTGCGCCGGTCGCCATGGCCGTGATTGTCACGGTGACGGCGGCAGGCTCTGCGGCGAGGTCTCCCGAGTCGAGATCCTGCTGGATGCGGATGTCGTTTCCGGTCGCTCCGGGCCACTTCGCGGTCAGGGTGACGGTGTCCGTCGACACGCTCGCGGTCACGGGCAGATCGAGAGCGGCGTCGATAGCGGCCTCGATGGCGGCGGCGACTTCATTCACCGTGTCATCGGCGGCAACGGCGACGCTGATTTTCTGGCCGCCGATGAAGATGGCCATGGTCCCGGCGGCGCTCGGCGCGTGCGTGACCTGGATGGATCCGACGGCGGCGACTCCGGTACCGGCGGGGGCCAGCGGCACGGCGTAGAGCTTGAGATACGGCGCGGCGGCGCGGGCCTTCTTGAGCATGAGGTGGAGCATGGAGCCCTGGCCGTATGCGGCGATATCCTCGGCCTCGGACGAGCTGAGGGCCGGGACGTTGGCCGTCGGCGACTTGCCCGAATTGTACTGGCCGAGAATGGCGAGGCGGTGCTCGATGAGCAGAGCCCCGAGGCTGACCTGCTTGCCTTCCTCTTCCAGGAAGACGGCAGAGGCGGCGGCGGTAGCGGGGACCTGGTTAAACGTTATGGACACGACTTACCTCCTAGGTAAAGTTATAGAGAGCGGCCCACGCGCCGCATGTGGCCTGCAAAGCGGTAAGGTCTTGCGAAGTCGCGGACTCGCTAGCCTTCCACGAATAGTCGAGGGTAAAGTCCCAGGCGCCCGCGAGAAAGGTCAGCTCGAAATCGGCGTCGTCAAATTCGATTTTTGACCATCCGGTCGGCTGGAATTTGAGAATGCGGCCGACCGCGAGACCCTGGTCGTGCGTCGTGAGATAGAGCGCGGCGGCGCGGGCTTGTTCGCGTAGGTAGTAATAGCGCGAAGCGGCGGCGGCCGAAAGTCCGGGGACGTAGCAGGCGACGCGGACCTTCGCCGAAAAATCGCGCTCCTCGATGTCGCCGCGAAGCATGGACTCGTCGGCGAGGGAGATGTCGACGAGCGGGCGGGTCAGGTCTTCCCAGGCTTTCTGGCGGTCGCGCTCCAGGTCGAAATTCACGGCGTCGGCCATGGCCTGGCTTACAAGAAGCCGCTCGGCTACTTCCCGGTCACGCCATGCCTTCATGGCCGCGAGGAGGCCGTCGAGCGCCAGGTCGAGGTCGTCGCGCGCCTGCATTAGACGGTCCTCCGAAGGATGGAAGTCACGACGCCGAGCGAGCGGTCGAGCATCGGCTTGTCGAGTTCGAGGGTCCGGCTTTTGATCGTGACTTTCCAGATCCCGCTCTTGAGCGTTTCGGTATCCGTAAGCCCGGCGGCTACGAGTTCCGCGAGGGAGATCGAGACGACGGACTTGTCGCCGATGACCGCGAAGCCTTCAGCGTCCTGGCTCACGCCGATATGCATGGCGAGGACGTGGCAGGCGTATGTAGTCGTGCCGTTCGGGGAGATGAGCGTCGCGGCCTCGCCGTCGTTTGTGAGAATCGTTTGATTGTCGGCGATGGCGAGGTCGAGGAGGCTCATGGGTTACTTCGGGTCTCCGGGAACCTTGTTGTCCTCGGGAGCCTTTTCGCGCTCGTCTTCCTTGATCTTGCCGACGACTTTCCCGGCCTTTTTCCCTTCGAGTATCTTAGCGACCACGTCGCTCACGGCTCCCTCGAAGCCGTTCGCATATCTGAATTTTTTGCTCATGCCTTCTCCTCTTGAAAAGCGGGGGCCATGCTGTCTCGCGACATTAGGCCCCCGCGCAAGGCCTAGCTATTGACCGTCTTGACCGCGAGGTGCGGGAGGCCGTAGCCAGCGTTTCCGCGATAGTCGGCGGAGTAGACCCAGGTCTTCGTGAGGTTCTTTTTCTCCATGCGTCCGCGTCCGGTCTGGCGAGTGGAGAAAGCGAAGGGCTTCACGATCTCTTCGGTGGCGAGGAGATACCAGTCGGTCGCGTCGGCCGCGTCGAGCCTGGCGTCGCCGATGACCTGCATGCCCTTGTAGGGGTTGTAGACTCCGGCCACGCTCGCGCCCGGATCGGTATCGCTCTGGACGAGGCGCTTCCAGTTGCGCTCCTGTGCGACCGGGCAGTAGATGAGGTTCCCTTTGATGTTGAGAACCTCGCTCTGGTCGTCGGTGAACTTCGCCATCTGCACGAGAGCGGCGTTCAAGTCGGTTTCCATGTGGGCGAGGGTGTCGACGCCGGAGCCTCCGAGGAGGTTGTCGATGGCCCGCGCGCCCGAAGCGTCGGAGAAGAACGCGACGCCGTCGTAAGCGAGCCCCGACGTTCCGCCGGTCGCCAGCGCCGCGACGAGCTTCTCGGGGTGAGCGAGGAGCCGCTTCGCGAGGAGCGACGGGATCATGCGAAGGACCCCGACCTGGTCGTCCTCCACGTCGTTCTCGTTCACGGGAGCCGCGACGGCCCAGTCGAGGTTCTTGATGGTGTAGTCGTAGTCGGAGAAGTTCTTCGCGGAGAGTTCTCCGATCCACTGGGCGACGGCAGCCATCGCTCCGACCCAGCCCATTTTTTCATAGGCGGCGTTGGACTCGATGCCCATGACCGCCGACATGAGGCCAGGGGCGAGCTGTCGGGCGGCGAAGAATTCGGCCATCTTCTGAGCGAAGGCCGCATTCAACCCTTTTTCGATTACTACGGGATTAAAAGCCATGTGCTGGCCTCCTTACGCGATGCGGTCTGCGAAGCGCAGATCGAAGAGGAGATAGCCGGACTTGAAGTCCAGCGCGACGATGGAGACGGTCTTCGACCCGGCGGTCTGCGTGAGGGTCTGATCGTCGGCGATGTAGAAGTGCTCGCCGACATCGGACTGCGCGGCGCCCGAGAAGGGGAGCCAGACCTTGCCGCGCTTGAGCTTCCCGCGCAAGGCGGTCGAGCCCATGGCGTAGGCGTAGTTTCTTTCGCCGTTTTCGTACTCGCCGACGACGATGCCGGCGGGGAAAAGGTCGGCGGCGTCGGAAGGCGCGGCGGCGAAGCCGTTCGCGTCGTAGCAGAGGAGTCCGCCCTCGTAGTACGAGTCGGACGCGGCGAACTTCGGGGAGATTTCATCCTGCTCCCCGACGTATTCGAGCTTGCGGGCGGCGGTGAGGTCTGCCATTTAGTCTTCCTCCTTCGGGGAGAATTTGCGGTAATCCCCTTCGCTCATGCCGAACATGGCGGCGGCCTTGTGGTCGTCTTCGGTGAGACCGGAAGTTCCGCTCGCGGTCTCCGGCGTCGACGTTCTCAGGTCGGGCGGGTTTACGCCGTTGGCGTTCGGGCTCTTTCCGCGATTGATCGCGCCCTGGATGGCGGGGAAGCACTCCTCGAAAGATTTCCCGGATGCGATGGCGTCCTCGACGGCTTTGTCGCCGTCGGCGTTCGCTCCCCTGAGCGCCACGATCTTCTCGCGGCGCGACTGTTCGGCCTTCATGCCTTCGGCGATGCCTTCCGCCTTCGCGGTCTGGTAGACGTCGGGATGCTCGGCCTTGAGCTGTGCAAGATCCATACGGACCTCCTTTGGTTTATTGGCCGTCGAGATGGCGGCGGCCGAGCTGGCGGAGCCAGCGTTTTCCATGGTCTGGCGGGGGCGCGCGATGCTCACGCCCTCGATGTGGTCGATCATCCCGGCGGCCTTCGCGGCGCTCGCGATAAGTACGCCGCCGCGCCCGAAGTCCTTGTTCACCTTGTCGGGGGATACGTTGCGGCCTTCGGCTACGCGGAAGACGAAGACCTTGTGGAGCGCGTCGAGTTGCTTGACGAGCGTCGCCTTGCCTTCGTCGGTGGAGTAGTCGGGCCGCTTGTCGGGAGCGTCCGAGGAAGTAAATACGCGATGAGCGACGCCCTTTTTCGCCATAGCCTCGTCGTCGTCGTACCACTCCATGGCGACGCCGATGGAACCGAATTCGTCGGCCGGGGAAGTGGCGACGATCTTGTCGGCCTGGCTCGCGAGCCAGTAGGCGGCGGAGGCGGCCATGCCGGAGACGCGGGCCTCGGTCGGCTTCGCGATTGCGGCCATCGCCTGCGCGGCCTGGTCTACGCCGTCCACGTAGCCGCCGGGGGAGTTGATATCGAAGACGACGGACGAGACGGCCGGGTCGGCATCGGCGGCGCGGCATGCCTCGGCGATAAAGCCATACTCCGTCTCGCCCTGCATGGAGAACGCGCCGCACGTGCTGGCCGACGGGGTCAGCTCGCCGACGATGGGAATGTGGGCGACGCCATTGATGACCTGGAGCTGGAGCGGATGCGCGGCGTCGGGCGTCCGGTAGACGGGGACGGACGCCAAGAGGTCGTCGCGGTCATCGTGCCATTCCTTCGACGTTTTCGATTTCGCGTAGGCGAGGAGGTCCTGCCTATCGACGAGGAGCCGCTCCAGGCTTCGGGGCTCCAGCGCGTACAGTCTCACAACCCGCCCCCGGAGCCCGCGTCACTCTTCGCGATGCCCGCGCCGAGCTTCCACTCCTTGATCTTGTCCATGATGATCGAGAAGTAGACGGGCGTGAAACACGCGGCGATACCGACGCCGGAGAAAATCACGTCGCCGATGTCGATGCTCGCCGGGGCGCTTATGAACTTGTAGGCGGCCCAGCCCGTTATCCAGATCGCCGCGACGATCTGCGCGATGAGGCTAGAGAATTTGGCGCTTATGCCCTTTCCCTCGGGCGTGGTGCCCGTGCTGGTATCGCTCATGCTTTCCCTCCCGTGTAGACGATGACGCACGCCTGGACGTTCGCCTCGTATTCTGCTAGGCCCATGCGGAGCCGGAAGCCGTCCGTCCCGGTCCTCGCAGGGTGCGAGTCGTTGTAGATGATCTCGCCGGTCGTCGGGTCGTAATCGACGGCGGCGATGAAGTGGCCCGGCTCCTTGAGGCAGAGTTGGTCGGCGTAGCCCGCGATGAGGTCGGCGACGATCTCGTTCCACGACCGCATGAGGAAAACGAGGGCCTCAGTCGCGAAGAGTTCCTTCGCCGCGAGAGGGTACAGGTTCGGGATGCGGTTGCCCTGGACCCTGTCGAAGCCGAGGTCGTTGCGGATCTTGCGGAATTTCGCGTAGTTCGCGGGGTCGTTGAAGTAGTCGGCGGCTACTTCCTCCGGCTGGGGCTTATAGCCGCCGGGGGTGGTGATCTCGATGTCTACACCGAGCGCGTCTAGGCAGTTGACCATCGCCGTCGGGCCGCACGTTTCGAGCCAGCCCTTGACCTCGCCGCCCTCTTCGAGTTCGTCCTTGCGGAGTTGCTCTTCGGTCGGATTGTTCGTCTGGATGTGGAGGCGGGAGCGGTCGGTCGAGTATTTAGCCATTACGCGCCCCCTTTTTCGTGGTAGTCGAGACGGGTCTCGCACTTCACGATGCGATTTCCGTGGTCATCGAGCGCGAGCCCGTGCTCGTCAATGCGGGTCCATTGCGCCTTGATCGTTTCGTTGATCGCGTTTATCGCGAACGTGTTCCGGTCGAGGACTTTTGAGAAGCGGGCGAAGATGCCGAAGAAAGCCCCGACGGCTCCGAGGATGGTCACGATGGCGACGACGACTGATAAAACGGCGACAAAATCGTTCACGCGGCCCCCTCCTCGGGTTTTTCGGTATCTGGATCTTCTTCGTTTTTCTGTCCTACGGTTTGCGCTGCCGACCCAGGGGATTGGGTAAGTGTTATCGGGCGCCGGACGCCTTCATCTTTTTCCCATGCCGACTTGACGGCCTGAGAGGCGGGCGGAAATCCGCCCTTCGCCCGAAAATGATCCTCGTCTTCCGGCTGGGGCGTGATTGCACCGGCGCGGACAGCGACGCCATAACTGTCCATTTCTTGTTTGAGGCCTTCAAAGTCCGTATCTTCTTCCGTCTCGGAATCCGTTTTTCCTTCGTCCTCAGTAGTGCCTTTCGTGGGCTGACCAGGAGATGTGAGCGTGTCGACGGGCTCGACCTTCGGCATGACCTCGCGCTCGGCGGCTTGTTTTTCCATGTTGTCGTAGTAATCCGAGCCGTCGTAGTTTTGCGCGTTTCGCTCGCGGCATGTGGCTCCCTGCGCGATGCGTATGTCGGCCGCCTCGGCGTCCTTGACGGGGTCGATGCTCGGCATGCTCTGACCGATCCATGTGGTCGCGAGCCAGGCGCGGGTGATGAGCGGGGTGGAGCCGAAACCGGGGGCCTCGATGAGCTTACGATCGACCATCTCGACGAACCACGCCTCGAAGATAGGCTGGAGCCACTGACTCGCGAAGTGAACGCGCCAGCGCTCGACGACTTGCCAGAAAAGAATAAGAGCCGCGCGGCTGGCGCTGTAGTTCGAGGAGAATTTTTCCTCGACGACCTCGATAGGCTCGGACATGCGGGCGGAGATGGACTTCATGATCGCGTCGACAAAGACGCCGAAATTCACGTTCGGGCGCTTCGTGTCGAAGGAGGCAATGTCTTCGCCCTTCTTAAGCGACGCGACGAAGAGGCCGGGCTGGCGGACATGCACGTCCTCGGCTTTCACGTCGGTCGAAGCGCTTGGCGTAGTAGATCCGCGAGCGGAAATCCCGCCGCCGAGTATCGCCCTCGGGTCCGTCTTCGTGTCCGCGTCGGCGCTCGGCTTGACGTAAGCCGCGACGATGGCGTTCACGAGGGCGGCTTCGAGTTCAAAAAGCTCGTAGTCGGTTATTTTCTGGAGTTCATGGAGGACGGGGGCGAGGACGCCAGTGCCGCGAATCTGACCGGGTAGGTCAAGGATCGCGGGCAGGATGAGGAAACGACGCTTCCCTTGCTTCACTTCGACGCGGACGGGCTTTGCGCCGGGCTCGCTCGTGACGTAGACGGCGACAATCTTCCCGGAGCTCGTGATCTCCATCCCGTCGCGGATCTCGTTTCCGCGCGCTTTCGCGGCGGCGATGAACGTCGCGTCGTAGAGGTCGTCTATCTGTTCGGGGTCGATGAATTGCAGACAAAGAGGATTTACGCGCTCGGCGTCTCCGTCGTAGCGGAGGACTGTCGGAGCCTCTCCGTCGCGGAGTTCGTTCATGAAGGCAAAGCCTTGAAGCTCGGGGAGGCTTCGGCGGCCGGTCGCGTCGGGCTCGTGCGAAGAGGCCCAGGCGTACCATTTCAGCTCCACGTCGCGGCAGAATGCGCGGCGTTTCTTGGCGTCCCAGTCCTTTGTCCCGGTGAGTTCCCAGAGGGGCGTATGCTCCAAAGTGAGCCCGTTGCCGATGACGTTGTCGACGAGGCGCTGGAGAAGCGCGCCGCCCTGCATGGAGTCCCAGTACGCCTCGCGGCTTCGAGCCCGAAGCGCGTTATGGTCGAGTTCTTTTCCCGAGGAGTAGAGCGAGCGGAGAGTCCCTCGCATCTTCGAGCCGTCATAGGTGATCGACGCAGTCGAGCCGCCGGTGCGGTGCGGATATCCAAAGCCAGCGGAGGTTTTCTTGTTTTTTTTGGACTGGATTCCAAGATATTCGTCTAGTTCGGCGACGGCGTTTTTGTAGTCGTCTGTCCTCCGCGTTGCCGCGTCGCGTACCGCCGCCGCGATCTTGCCGCGCAGACTCATATCGGACCTCGCCCCGCGTGTACCGCGATGGTCTGCGGCCCGGTGCCGTTCGCTTCCGCGAGTTCGCTTTCGAGATCCTTGATGACTGCCTGAAGTTCTTTCAGATCGCGGGTAACGGTGATCTGCCCCTGGCCGGAGTTCACGCCGTAGGACTTGGCCTCCATGGCCTTGCGGCGCGCAGCATAGGCGGCCGTGAGGTCGGCCTGGATATCGGCGACCGCGCGGCTCACTCGTGACCTCTGGACATGCCGAGGCGCTCGCAGTTATTTACTAACCGGAGCGCCTCGCGCGATGTCACTCGCCGGACGTGGACCCTGACTAATTCCGTCGGGTTCGTCCTCATTTCCCCTCAGTCTATCATGGTAGGGTTAACAAGTCAACAAGAAAACAAGCTGTCAAGAGGTTTTTAACGCTTCCCAAAAAACCGACCAGTCGACCGCCCCGCTCTCGTCTCCGGCGGCGGCTGTCGCCAGGACGTAGAGCGCACCGAGGTTATAGACCCTAGCGTCGAGGGCTTCGTTTCGCCTGCCTTCAGGCTTATTCCAGACCCACTTCTCCTGGCCGAGCTTGTTTTTTTGTTTGATCCGCTCCTCGGCCGTGAGCATCTGGAAATACTTTGCGTCGTATTCTGTCGAAAAATGAGCATATCCTGGTGGGTAAGGCTGGCCTGCGTCGGGCGCGCACTTGTCTATGTCCGCGTAAACGACCTGCTTCATGAGGTCGACGTCCAGGTCTACGCGCCGGCAGGAGTATCCGACTACGTCCCGGACGGCGAAGGCTCGGCGGGTGACGCCGACGCGCGGGTCGCCCTTCGAGGGGAAGACGCGGCCGTCGAAGCGTTCGCAAAAGCGATAGACGGCGTCCGTGTTGAATCCGGCGTCGATGAGCGCGAGGGAAAGACTATGCCCGGCGTGCGTTGAGATGAGGAGCGCGTAGAGTTCATCCCATACCTTGTCGTTTTCGTTTTTTGTGTTCCCCGTCATGACGAAATAGCCAAGGCTCCAGGATTCCTTATCGGCTCCCCAGGCGACAATCTCCGCCTCGATTCTGTTTTCCTGGACATCGCCCCCGAGGGTGAGCAGGTAGGCGCCGTCCGGCCACTCGCCGGGCGTGTAGTAGGTCTCGCCATTAGGGAGGATGCCGCGCGACTCGACGCGGTAGGGCTCGCGCCGGTCCATGATTTTTTCCCATGGGGGAGCTGCGCCGCGCTCCTCGAAGGTCTCGCCCAGGACGGTATTGATAAACGCCCGGCGCTTCTCCAGACTGTCGCCGATCTCAAGCCACTCCTCGACGATGGATTCCCAGGACTGCATCCCGATTGAAGAGTAGAGCGAGGAGACGTGGTAGGACCGGAGGCCGGGGCGCTTGCTTTTTGCGGTCGGTATCCATTTTGCTTTACCGCCGCAACCTTCCTCGGGAAGAAAAAAAACTTTATCCTCGTTTTTCCAGGTAGCGCGGCACTCGGGATTAGAGCACTCATAGCGCACGCTCGAATAAATAAGTTCACCCGTTTTTTCATCTTTGTCATATTTTATTTGATGCCATTCAAGCGGCTGAAGTTTTCCGCACTTCTTGCACGGGACATGGTAGCGGCGCTGGTCTCCAAGCAGAAAAAGCGGCTCGATCTTGCTTGTCTGTTTGACGAGGGGCGTAGAACCGTAGAGGATTTTTCGCGTTGCTTCGTAGCTGACCGTCCTGCGCTTCAAAAGCGAAAGCGGATCGCCTTCGTTTTGGACGTTCGCACCGTAGGCGTCCACCTCATCGAGGAAAAGATACTTGACGGGGAATTGGCGCATTTTCGCGGCCGAGTTCGGGCCGATGGCAAGGAGGAAGCCACCGGGAAATTCTTTTTTGTTTACGGTATCCCCTGATTTTTTATTTCCTTTTTTTTCGGACTGGCTGAAAATCTTATGTGCGATTCCAGAACTTTGGAGCATGCGGTCAATGCGTAGCTCGACCGCGTCCTCGGCCATCTTCGCGTCGCCAGAAACGAAAAGTGCTCCGCCAGGCTCGCAGTCGATCATATAGCCTAGATCGTTTTCAAGGACCGCAACGGTAAAGGTGACTTGCGCCCCCTTCATGACGGCGACCTCTCGGACGGGGCTTTCCGCGCTAAAACAATCAGCGATTTCGCGCATACATGGGGAATTTTCCCAGCGGAACGGGCCAGGGAGGGGCGTCAAGCCTTCCGGGAGGATACGCTTTTCCGTCGCCCACTGGCTCACGGTCTTGTGGCTGATCTCTGTATGGATTGCCGCGTCGAGCGTCTCGCCCGTCCAGGCCCAGGCGTCGGCGAGATCCTCGGCGCTGTAGAGCGGGCGACGCGCGGGGGCTCTCATTCCAGGCCGAGATCCTGCGGCGTGGTCTGGATGCGGGGCTCTTCGATGAGGCGAGGCTGGAGGTAGGCGGTCTCGATGCGGCGGCAGGCAATGTCGAAATAGTGCTCTGTGAGTTCACACCCGATGAACTTGCGGCCCATTCGAGCGCATGAGACACCCGTCGTTCCTGATCCCATAAAAGGATCTAGGACGACCTCGTCGGGCTTTGCGATGGATACAATGCGGTCCATGAGTTCAACGGGCTTTTGCGTCGAGTGTTCGCGCTCGTTCCCGGTCGGGGCGGGAATGGAAAATACTCCAGGATGATACGCCGCGCCTTTGGATGTGTCGAAGTCGCGCGGGCCATTCGTCGCCCATACGATGTATTCCGCCTGTGCGCGAAAACGGTTGGGCATGGGTCGGGCGGAGACCTTATCCCAAACAGCTATCCCGCGCCAAACAAATCCGGCAAGCTGAATAGCGTCGGTACAGGCGGGGAGCTGGCGCCAGTCGCTAAACAAGCAAGCCATGCCCCCCCCCTTAAGTATTCGCATGGACTCGCCGAGCCATAGCGCCATCCAAAGCATCCAGGACCGCTGGTCGCGATTGTCTCCGGCGAAATTGGCGAGGTAGGAATTGAGGCCGGTCGTTTGGTATTTAGTTGCCGTGTCGACCATGCGGTCGCCGCGCGTGAATCCTCCCGACGAATATGGCGGATCGGTAATAAGCGCGTCGACAGCATCCATGGTCGGAAGTACCTCTTCGCATTTTCCGAGGTACAGCGTCGCCTCCCCGATCTTTTCCATCCTCATGCGTTCATCTCCATCTTCCCCGCTTCGTCTTTCGACCGTGCCAGCGCCGCCGCGATCTCGCGCTCCAGGTACGCCTCTACCTCGGCCACTCCGCCCTCGCTCCTGGCGAGCGCGTGGACCTGCGCGGAGATCCGGCGGGGCATGTCGCGAAAGTTCGTTTTAAGGCTGGCGTCGAAGGCGTTGAAGCGCTGGCGGACAAGCTCGCGGGGGATTAGTTTTTTCTTGAGCGCCGCCGCCTGGAGTTCTTTAAGGTGGGTTTCCACCTCAGCCTTGATGCGCATGGCGCGGGTATGTTTAATTTTTTCATCCGACGCCTGAATGATCTTCCCGATCCCGTCGAGGGCATCCCTGTCGTCATCCGGCTGGCGGGTGGGCCGGGGGGTCCGCTTCGCCTTCGGCTTCTCCGGCTCCGGTACAGTCGCCGCCGGCGCCGCCTCGCCCTCCACCGCCTTCACGCCATCCGCCTTCGGGGCCACGGTGGCCCGCTTCCTGGCGACTCTCTTCCCGGTGTGCGCGGCGATCCATTCCGCATTCTGCGGGTAGTCGGTGTCTATTTTCTTATCCGCGTCCGCGACGAGCGCGCCACGCTTGATAGCCTGAGAGACTCCGCTCCGGTCTTTGAAGCCGACGTACTTGGATAGGTCCGCCTGTGAAATCTTCGGCATGGGCTCCTTGAGCGCCCCGAGTGGCGCACCGTTGACAGACTAGCATAGTGTTGACGAGTTGACAAGGTAGAAAGTGCACAAGTCAACACGTCAACAAAAAACCGAGTCAGTATAAAAATATGGCGGGGTGATGTACCA